GCCCTGGTGGGTTATTCACAATGACATCTGCACACACAGAATAATATGGACTCTTAGGATGGAACTGAATTCCCTCCTTTAATAAATTTCCACAATTTTTTAATCTTCCGATCTCAAAATCTAATCTTTTATTAGCAGTCAGTTGTCTCATCATTGCGATGTTAGCAGCGGCTGCTTCTTTGCATTTTGCCTGTAATTCTTTATCTAAAGGTTTACTCCATGTCATAGAGAAACCTATACCTAAGTTATAGTTATCTTTTTGTCCAGTTCTTACAGGAACTTGATATAATATGGAGCCAGGATTATCGGGTGCTCCATCCTCATCGAGATCTCGCATATCATATACGGGATCATAATAATATGGTTCGTAAGGTTTTGTAGCACTTGCACTTCCAGTGACATAGGGAGTAAAGTTTACAGTGGGTCCTTGGCATTGAATGCCGTTTCCATAAGTATTAGTAATATATGGACCCTGTAAAACCTGGATCGCCTGATTGGTCACCGAGCCAGAGCTATTTGCGATTGGAGATGCTGTTGCACTTACACCCCCTACAGATTCCGCCAGAGTGGCAGGGGCAGTCGCAAGGTTGGATAGACATAGAATTACTGGGAGAAGATACTTGTTGTGTCGGTTACGGATTGAATTTCCGTTGTTCTCTGGATAATTGTTTGATTTTGTAAACCAGGACCTGAATACGTTTCCGTGAATTGGAACGCTGCTCCTGGTGTTGTTTGTACGAATGTCGGTTTGGATGTCACTCCTGTCCATGTTGATGTCACTCCATCGATAGTTACATTATTAGTTCCTGTTCCTGGGGAAAGATTCCCACTTGCTGATACTCCAGATCCTGTTGCAGAGTATTGATACCCTGTGGAGTAGTCCATCGAATTGATGGTTTCTGTTACTTTTGTGGTGGTCTCTGTATGGCTCGACATCGAACCCTGTGTAAAGTTTGGGACTACTGGGACTGCATTTGCGACAGTCCCATGTAATGCACCAAGAACCAACCCGAGACCGATTGCTTCTTGTAATCTAGTCATTAGTCGATAACAGTAATTTCGCTAACAAATTGTCCGACAGCACTAGTACCTGCTCCACCTGCCGTTACAGTTAGAACACCTGCACTGGTTACAGTACCTGCTAAATCACCAGCAGATCCAGATGCATAAGAAGTGGTGTTAGAGAAGTTAGGAACTGTTCCTACAGTTGCAGCACTAGTAGGTACTGCATCACCTTGTGTATAAGATTGACTAAAACTAAATGCTGCTCCAGGAGTATCTTGGGTAGCAGCAATAGTACCAGGTGCATAAATTCCACTGGTAATAGTTCCAGCAGAAACTGTGTTTGCAGTTGATCCGTCCGTAGTATCAATATTTGATCCACTGATACTGAAGGTTGAACCAATTCTAGTTGCTTGAGTTCTTGCTGCATCTACAGTTAGTTGTACAGAAGATGCATGTTTTGATACAAGTCCGCCAGCATTTGCTGCACTTGCGGTCATCAGTAACATACCAAAAGCAAACAATGCTTTTTTCATTTGAATTAAAAATATTCAACGCTAATTTTATTTAGACATAAATAGATGCGAGACCTTTCGTGCGGTCTCTACGAAAGTCGGAACACCCCATGTAGTGGTACGGTTTATACCATACCACTATTTTTGTGTTAGGATATAAATATAACGGTTGCCTTCGGGGACCACAAAATCAAACTCGCTTATTTAAGGAGCATAAAATGACTGGACTTAGAAAGTTCGGCACCAAAGATTTGGGTGCCATCGTAGATGCTGTAGAAAGATACAGTGTTGGTGTAGATGATCTATTCTATCGATTGCATTCGTATGGAATGGGCACACCACAGAATTCGTATCCACCATATAATATGGTCAAAGAATCTGAGACCAAATGGAGGATCGAACTAGCACTTGCGGGATTTTCAAAAGAAGACATTGAAGTTAGCACCGAAACTAATGTCTTGATTGTCTCGTCCAAGGCGGCGAAGGACAAGGGGGATGGAGAGTACATGCACCGTGGGGTTGCAACTCGAACCTTCGCTAGAGGTTTCAACTTAGCTGACGACGTTAATGTTGGCGAAGTTAAATTTGAGAATGGTCTTTTGATTATTGAATTGAATAGAATCGTTCCTGAACATCAGAAACGAAAGGTTTATGATATCCAATAAATAATTACATCCATTGATATTATTATGGCAATCAAAGTAGCAAGATTAAAATCAGGAGAAGATGTTATTGCTGACATCTCCGAAGTTCAACAAAAAGATACAGGAATTAGACAAGCGTTTATCTTCACACACCCTTTCAACATTATTGTTGAAAAGGAAATTGTCCCTGGAACTGAGGAGCGTAATCAACAATACACTGGTAGAATCCTGATGGACAAGTGGCAACCATTGACACTTGATGAAGAAATTGCAGTGAATCCAGATTGGGTGGTTTCTATTGTGGAACCATCCCTCTCTGTTCTCGAAGCATACGGACAGACGATTAAACCTCAGGAAGAGGCAAAGGCAGTATTTGGTACGGATACTGTAACTGAACCAAACATTAGCATCGTCGAGGACTAAATAATAATAAAGTGACAGTACGGCAGTGAAGACGTTCCAATCACTCAGGTTAACCCTGATGTATCACAACAAATTGAATATTAAGTTTTGGGATGAGCGTGGTCTCAGACCTGAGGTAAAAGATAAACTTTTACAGATTGGAACCAAGTGGGCGGAGTTTGCTAAGATTCCATCCGCTGCAGTTAAAGATATGATTCTTGTTGGTGGTAACGCTAACTATAATTACACAAGATTCTCCGACCTAGATCTACATTTGGTCGTAGATAAAAGTCAGATTGCTGACTGTCCAGAACTCTTGGATGATTATCTGAGAGACAAAAAGAAATTATGGGCATTAGTCCATGACATTAAGATTTATGCTCACCCTGTAGAGTTGTATGCTCAGGATGAGAACGATCCATTGCCTGCTAACCAGGGTGTATACTCAATCACCCAGGACAAATGGTTAATGGCACCAAACAAAGTCAAGGTTGATCTTGCAGACCCCTTGCTTATTCGCAAGGTTCGTGATATGATGGAGAAGATTGACGACCTCATCGAGAACGAAGCAGATGATGCTGATGTTCTTAGAAAACTTCAGAAAAGAATTCGTGACATGAGAGCGTCTGCCATCCAGCAAGGTGGAGAGTTTGCACTTGAGAACTTAGTGTTCAAAGAGTTACGCAATCGTGGATACCTTGACAAACTTTCAAACCACATTAGACATTTAGAAGACACAAAACTATCGCTATGACTGTAAAAGTTATTTTGATGAAATCTGGTGAAGATGTTATTTCTGACGCCAAAGAAATCCTGAACAAAAGTGAAGACGGTATCGTTGCATATCATCTTTCACACCCATATGCAATGCAACTGACTACTACTGAAGAAGATGGAATTGCTGTAGAAGGTGAAGAATCAACACCCAAAACTAAATTCCAAGTTGCATACACCCATTGGGCACCACTGTCCAAGCAGAGGGAATTCATCATCCCTGCAGATTGGGTTGTGACTATCTACGATCCTCACGATAATATCCTTAGGGACTATTGTGCAAAACATGACATTAAAATTGAGGAGGAATCTGATGGAGATCAAACTGATCCTGCTTCGTAATGGTACGTATTTAATTTCTCAAATTTCTGAGATGGAGATGGAACCATCTTGTTTCCTGGCAGACCCCATGGAAATTGTTGATGGTGAACTTAGGAAGTTCCCTAGGTATGCTGACCAAAGGAATGTCTTGCTTTATTCGGAATCTCTTGCTACACTAGCAACACCCGATCCTGAGATCCTCTCCGAGTACCAAGCGAACCTACCCCCTGATGATGAAGTTCTACAGTAATGTTTTCTTGACTGGAGACAAAATTCTCTATGTTGGATACGAAGATGGTCAACGTGTCCAGTATGAGCAGAATTTTTCTCCAGTTCTTTTTGCTCAGTGTAATAAAAAAACAGAATACAAAACTCTTGAGGGTAGTTATGCTCAAAAACTAGAGTTTGATTCTGTTAAGGATGCTCGACAATTTATTGATGAATACAAACAGGTAGAGAATTTTAAGATCTACGGTAATGATAGATTTCTTTATCAATATATTAGTACTGAGTTTCCTGAAGAACGTATTGAGTACGATGCTACTCAACTAAAAATTTATACAATTGATATTGAGACCTCCTCTGAAAACGGTTTCCCAAATGTTGGAGAAACTGCAGAGGAGATTCTTTGTCTTACCATCAAGGATTTTACCAGCAAGAAACTAATTGTATGGGGAACACGTGAGTATCAACACTCTCGTTCTGATGTTGAGTATCGTGTCTTCTGGAAAGAAGAAGAGATGCTCAAAGATTTTCTTGCATGGTGGGCAGAGAATACTCCAGATATCTTGACTGGTTGGAACGTAAAGTTGTTTGACGTTCCTTACATTTGTCGTAGGATTGAACGTATACTATCTTCCAAGTATATGAAGTCCCTTTCTCCTTGGAATAAAGTATATGAAAAAGAAGTCGAAATCAAGGGACGTAATCAGTTTGTATATGATGTCATTGGTGTCAGTGTCCTTGACTATCTGGATCTTTATCAGAAGTTTACTTATACTAACCAAGAATCATACCGACTCGATCACATTGCCAATGTAGAACTTGGTGAAAAGAAACTTGATCACTCTGAGTTTGAAACGTTCAAAGATTTTTACACTCAAGATTGGCAGAAGTTTGTCACCTATAACATTCATGACGTGGAACTTGTTGACCGTTTGGAAGACAAGATGAAACTAATTGATCTTGCAGTTAACCTTGCATATGACGCTAAGGTTAATTTTGAAGATGTCTACTATCAGGTACGGATGTGGGATAGTATCATCTATAATTACCTTACACCTAAAGGTATTGTTGTACCTCCCAATGAACGAAATGACAAAGATGCAAAGTATGCTGGTGCATATGTTAAAGAACCTGTCCCAGGACTTTATGAGTGGGTGGTTAGTTTTGATCTCAACTCCCTATACCCTCACCTCATTATGCAATACAACATCTCGCCAGAGACGTTACTTCCAACAAAGCATCCATCGGCAACCGTAGATAGAATTCTGCAGAAGCAGATTACTATTGATGGTGAGTATTGTGTATGTGCTAATGGAGCACAGTACAGGAAAGATGTCCGAGGATTTCTTCCTGAGTTGATGGAGAAGATCTACAATGAACGTAAGATCTACAAGAAAAAGATGCTTCAAGCAAAACAAGAAAATGAAAAGAATCCTAGTCCACAACTGGTCAAGGACATTTCAAAATTCAATAACATCCAGATGGCACGTAAGATTCAACTTAACAGTGCTTATGGTGCTATTGGGAATCAGTATTTCAGGTATTACAAGCTTGCCAACGCAGAGGCGATCACCCTTTCTGGTCAGGTCTCAATCCGTTGGATTGAAGATAAGATGAATGGATACCTAAATACTCTGTTAAAAACGGAGGATGTAGATTATGTCATCGCATCTGACACTGACTCAATCTATCTTAATCTTGGACCTCTCGTTACTAAATTTTTTAGTAATCGGGTTGGCGACAAAGCAGCAGTTGTATCCATACTTAACAAGGTATGCGAAGAAAAACTGGAACCTTTTATTCAGAGTTCATATGAAGAACTGGCAGCGTTCGTTTCAGCGTATGACCAGAAGATGATTATGAAGCGTGAAAATATCGCTGACAAGGGAATCTGGACTGCTAAGAAGCGATATATTCTTAATGTGTGGGATAGTGAAGGTGTTCGTTATGCAGAACCAAAACTTAAAATGATGGGTATTGAGGCAGTTAAATCTTCTACTCCTGCACCATGTAGGACTAAGATTAAAGAAGCACTCAATATTATTATGACGCAAACTGAAGAAGATGTCATACGATTTATTGACAAATTCAAAGAAGAGTTTTTTAGTATGCCACCAGAGGACATTGCATTTCCTCGTAGCGTCAATGGGTTGACAAAATGGTCTGACCCTGTTACGCTGTATAAGAAAAGTTGTCCCATCCATGTAAGAGGAGCACTCCTCTACAATTTTCAATTGAAGAAACGCAAACTGACTCACAAGTATCCTTTGATTCAAGAAGGAGAAAAGATTAAGTTCTGCTATCTACAAAAACCAAACACTGTTGGGGAGAATGTAATCTCATTCATTTCTAATTTTCCTACAGAGATTAACATTCATAAGAATGTTGATTATAAATTACAGTTTGAAAAATCATTCCTATATCCACTCAAGATTATTCTTGATGCTATTGGATGGAAAACTGAAAAAGAAGTTAACTTGGAGTTTCTATTTACATGAGTATTTTTGACACACTTGCTAAAGAGGCAAAAAATGATTATGCAAAACTTGTATCCGATGGTATTATTACTGGTGACGAGCAAAATTTTATCGGCACTGGATCCTATATCCTCAACGCTATGTTGAGTGGGAGTGTCAATGGTGGCATTCCTGATAACCGTGTAACTGCTATTGCTGGAGAACAAGCAACTGGTAAAACTTTTTATGCTATTGCGATTGCTAAAACCTTTCTTGATAGTAATCCTGATGGTGCAGTTTTCTACTTTGATAGTGAGGCAGCTGCTACAGCAGACCTGTTCAAGAACCGTGGACTCGATGCCAATCGAGTATGGCATTTCCCAGTAGATACTATTGAAGAGTTTCGTACTCAAATCATTCGTATCCTGGACAATCTTCTTAAGACAAAAGAAGAGGATCGTAAACCTCTGCTGATTGTTCTTGATTCTCTGGGTATGCTTGCATCATCTAAAGAACTTACAGATGCTCTAGATGATAAACAAGTTCGTGACATGACTAAATCACAAGTCCTTAAGTCAGTGTTCCGAATCATTACCAGTAAACTTGGTAAACTTAAGATCCCTATGATCGTTACCAATCACACATATAAGACCATGAATCCTTATGGTGAATCATCTGATATGGGTGGTGGTAGTGGACTTAAGTATGCTGCATCTACTATCATGTATCTGTCTAAATCAAAAGAGAAAGATGGAACTGATGTTGTAGGTAACATCATCAAAGTTAAGGCAAACAAATCTCGTTTCACTAAGGAGAATTCACAAGTTGCAACACGCTTATTTTTCGACTCACGTGGACTTGACAAGTATTACGGGTTACTGGAACTGGGTGAGAAGTACGGAGTATTCACCCGTAAGGGGAATCGTATCGTCGTCGGTGAATCTTCTGTTTATCCTTCTGTTATTCTCAAGGATCCTGAAAAGTATTTCACCGAAGAAGTGATGGAGAAACTTGATTGGGCAGCAGGTCAGGAGTTTAAGTATGGAGTTGAGTGATTACATTAAGGTCTATGATGATGTAGTCCCTGAATCAATATGTAAGAATCTTATTTCTACATACGAAAATTCAAATCCTGAATTTGTGAACAATGAAGGTAGACCTAAGTTTCATCACTTGGCACTAGACCCAGAGATGTCTAAATTCTTACTTGAGAATTTAAGACAATGCCTTTCTGATTACGCTTTGTCAACAGAGTTGACGAAGTGGATGCCAGGGAAGTATGCTGTTGAGGACTTTCGAGTCAAGAAGTATCGTAAGGGTACTGATGATCGCTTCTCTACACACGTAGACGTTGGTGATCATGCTAGTGCAAGAAGGTTTCTTGCTTTCTTCATTTATTTGAATACTATTGAGGAAGGTGGTGAAACTGCATTCCCTGGTATCAAGACAGTCAAACCAAAATGTGGTAGAGTGTTAATGTTCCCACCTCTATGGACATTTCCTCATGAGGGAAGACCCACTATCAGTGACCACAAGTACATCGTTGGATCTTATTTGCATTACATATGAATTCTCTTGAGTTTACAATCATCAAGAACTTGGTTACCAACGATGAGTATCGTCGTCAGGTATATCCGTACTTAAAAAAGGAATACTTTGAGAGTGACCACAATTCATTATTGTTTACTCTAGTATCAGAGTTTATCTCTACATATGAAAAGTGTCCAACCAAAGAATCTCTTGAAGTAGATCTTCAAAATAAGAAAAACATTTCAGAGGAGTCGTACAAAAATGTTAGTACGCTCATACAGCAGTTAGAACCTGACAACTGTGATTATAAATGGTTGTTAGATTCAACAGAAGAGTGGTGTCGTAATCGTGCTATCTACCTTTCTCTCGTAGAAAGTATTCAGATTGCAGATGGTAACGACAAAGAGAAAGACATGGGTGCTATCCCATCTATTCTTTCTGATGCTATCTCAGTTTCTTTTGATAACAAGATTGGTCATGATTACCTAGATGATTATCAGGAGCGATTTGATTTCTACAACAGAGTAGAAACTAAGATTCCTTTTGACCTGACAATGTTTAATAAGATTACTAAAGGTGGTCTTACTAATAAGTCATTGAATGTTGCTCTGGCAGGCACTGGTGTGGGTAAATCTCTATTCATGTGTCATGTGGCAGCAGCAACTTTATTGCAAGGGAAGAATGTTCTGTACATCACATGTGAGATGTCAGAAGAAAAGATTGCAGAACGTATTGATGCTAATCTGTTGAGTGTACCAATTCAAGACCTTGCTGGATTACCTCAGCAGTTATATGAGAGCAAGGTTACCAATCTGATGAAGAAGACAAATGGTAAACTTATCATTAAAGAATATCCTACTGCATCTGCACATGTGGGACATTTTAGGTCTCTTCTTAACGATCTGTCTCTTAAGAGGAGTTTTAGACCCGATATTATCTTTGTGGATTACCTTAACATATGCACTTCGCAGAGATTCAAAGCAAACTTTGTCAACTCATATACCTTGGTTAAAGGTATTGCAGAAGAACTTCGTGGTCTCGCTGTGGAACAAGGTGTGCCAATCGTCTCTGCTACTCAAACCACTCGTTCTGGTTATGGTAGCACTGATGTTGACCTTACTGACACTTCTGAATCCTTTGGTCTCCCTGCTACTGCTGATCTTATGTTTGCCCTTATTAGCACTGAAGAGTCAGAGCAACTGGGGCAGATATTAGTAAAACAATTAAAGAATAGATACAACGATCTCACGGTTAATAAAAGGTTCGCCGTGGGTATTGACAGAGCGAAGATGAGGTTGTATGATTGTGAGCAATCTGCTCAGGACAACTTCCTCGACGCAGGTAACAATGACGATGAACCACCTACTAACTCAAACAAATTTGGAGGATTTAATTTTGACTAAGCACATTGATTTTAATCGGTATGAGCAGTTTGTTTCTGCAGTTACTTCAGAGTGCTCAACGAACTTTGTTGATTTTGCTGATCGTATTGGCGAGTTGGATCGTGAGGGTGCCAATATTGAGCGTCTCCTTACTAGTGGTGTTGGGATTAATGCTGAAGGTGGTGAATTCCTTGAGATCATTAAGAAGATGGTATTCCAAGGAAAACCCTGGAATGAAGATAACCGTGAGCATCTTATTATTGAGTTGGGTGATATCATGTGGTACGTTGCTCAGGCATGTATGGCACTTGAGGTATCATTCGATGATGTGATTGCCACTAATGTTAAGAAACTTGAGAAGCGTTATCCTGAAGGAACGTTTGATGTTTACTTCTCTGAGAACCGTAAGGCAGGCGATCGGTAATAATAAGATAAATACTTGCAAAAACCCATGCGAGTAATTAAGCAAGGAACAGTAAGTGATAGTAATGAGAATGCTGCATACAGTTTCTTCTCTAGAAACAAGGATAGGTTTGATGAAATCTCCCTTGTTTCTGTTGGTAAAACCATATCACTAAAGGGGGTTACTGATATTTTATTTGTAGGTGGACAAACTGGCAGTGGGTCAGGGGCAAAACCTAAAACTGATATCAGAATCATTCATGCTGGAGGCACCTATAATATTTCTTTAAAGAAAAGAAGTTTTGGTGCTTGGGAATCTGCAGATTCACTTGCTGGTGATAGAGTATCTGAAAAGATTCTTGGTTATCTTATGGACAATTTGAATGGAACTGCTCCTTCCAGTAGACCATTTGATGTTATTGCATATGTTGATGGTGGAAGAGCAAAGTATAAAGTTGTTAGGAAAGGAACGGATACTACAGTTAAATTAGCATATAGGTGTAGTATTCAAGATGCTTCTACTGTTATTTTTGGAAGTGATATTCTTGGACAAGGTGCTGTAGTTAGTGCAGAATTTCCAGGAGCATGTTTGCTTAAAAATAATATAGCTAGAATTAATTGTAGTAGTATTATTACAACTTTGTCAGAAGTTCCTAGAAATGCTTATCCATTCTTCTCTGTTAAATCTTCATTCTATAGAAAAGTAAGAAACGCTTATAGATTTCCTGGATTGAGAGTACAGGCAATGCCTAGATCTGAGATCAAAGGATCTGTTGAGTTTTTACCAGAGTTATAAATAATAATAAAACATCTATTGATGGACTTTAGTAATTTTAACAAGCAAGCAAAACAGACCTCGTATAGACATGGAAATCTATACGAGGTTGGTTCATATGTACAGAATTCAGATGGTGATGTAGGAAAAGTACACAGACGTGGACCAAATTATGTAATTGCTTTGTCTGATGATGGCGACATGTTTAGAGCATGGGTGAGTGATATCAAAGAGTACAAACAATGGAATGATTCTGGTGCTACTGCTGACCATCGATTGGTAGGAACTGATGCTAATCGTAAATTCTTGGAGAAAATGACTCCTGGACATGATTACGATATGTGGAAAAAACCTGCTGAAGTAAATAGACGTATAAATAAAACTAAACCGATTAAAGAAGAGACGATGACTGCTAATGTAAGATTGTCTGCGTGGATGCTGGGTTTATCTCTAGCAGAGCAGCAGGAAATTGCTTCAAAGATGGATAAGATTATCCTCGATGGGGATGTGATTGAAGGTATTCTTGAGTCCTTCGGGACAGAAAAGATGCAAGACCTTGCTGCTGAGTATGCAAGTATTGTTTCTGGTGAAGAACTGTCTGAGGGACTGAAGCAAGCACGTAAGAATGTCGGTGCTTCTAAGTGCTGGGATGGTTACAAGGCAAAAGGAACTAAAATGAAAGGTGGTAAGTCAGTTCCTAATTGTGTTAAGGAAGAGGAAGAAGAACTTGAAGAAGGTAAGAAGGGACTATACGCCAATATCCATGCTAAGAGAAAGCGTGGAGAATCTCCTGCGAAACCAGGCGACGACGATTACCCTGCAAAAGATGCTTTTAAAAAGGCAGCAAAGACAGCAAAGAAAGAAGAAGTCGAGTATGTAGAGGAGAAGAAGAAACTTGATCCTGTCGGTAAAGAAGACGGAGACGTTGACAACGATGGTGATAAGGATTCTTCTGATTCCTATCTTCTTAAGAGACGTGCTGCAGTTAGTGCAGCAATCAAAGCAAAGAAAGGCACCAAGAAAGAGGGATACTCTGATTGGAGAACTGAACTTATTGAGAAGGATGTTAAGGGTGTAGAAGTTAATCCTTCAATTGATGATGCAACCGATCCTATGTCAGTGTTCGACAAGAACAAGAAACTGAAAGGTGCTGATAAAGCAGTTAAGGAAGAGTGTGGATGTGACAAAGAAGATGATGGATCTGAGAAGGCACTTGCTAAGAAAGCAACTAAGGTCAAGCGTGTTAAGTATCAGGATGGTGTAACTGAATCGCTTGCAATCCTCAGAGCAAACATTGATGAGTTAAAGTCACGTTATCTTTGATATATAAGATAACCCGTATTTTTTAATCATGGTAAAATTTCTACTCCCATTAGCAATC